AGGGTATTAGAATCGCACCGCTCGGCCAGGCACTAAAGTTTTGTAACAGTCTGACGTACATTGCAATACATACCCCCTCCCCACCAACTCTGAGGAAACCGGTAGTACATTCCTAGTCTGTACTGCTATTGCGAATCAATTGCAATAACCCACCCGCAAAAGGCCGGATACACTAAGACAGGAAAGACCTCATTGGTACCTAACCCTTACAAGACGCAATGCCACTGATTTCACGACCTGAAGCCGCTGCAGCGCTCGGCGTCACCGTGGATGCGGTCTACAAGGCAATCAAGGCGGGTCGCCTCACCGCAGTCACAGCAGCTGATGGCACGGTGCGCGTCAATAGCGAAACGATGCGCGAAGAGTGGATCCGCAACACCGACAGCACCAGAGTGCGCATCGGCCTAGGGGTGCGTCCCACCCGAACCAGGGAGCCGAAACCATTACGCCCTAGGGAGGAGCGAATGCCCAAACCCCAGACCCGCATTACCCAAACCCAGGAAGCAATCCCCGACTACGACGAAAGTCGCGCCCGGACGGAGCACCTAAAGGCCGAACTGCTGGAGCTGGACCGTAAAACCAAGGAGGGTCGCCTCATCCCCCTGGAGGAGGTGCAGAGCAAGTGGGTCGAGGTAGTCGTCCAAGCCCGTACCAAACTCCTGGGCATCCCCACCAAGGCCAAACAGCGCATCCCCGACCTAGATGTAGACGCCGTCAACATCCTCGATGACTTGGTGCGTGAAGCCCTAGAGGATCTATCCGAGACTGCGCCGGAGGACGACCAACTATGAGCAATTTGCAAGTGCTGGAACGTGCCACCTGGGCAGCGTTCAAACCCCCAAAACGCCTCAGCTTGAGCGAGTGGGCCGACACTTATGCGTATTTAAGCGCCGAATCAAGCGCAGAAGGCGGTCGTTGGCACACTTTGCCTTATCAAAAGGGGATTATGGACGCCATAACCGATCCCAGGGTTGAACAGGTCACTTTGATGAAAAGTGCCAGGGTTGGTTACTCCAAAATCCTCAACCACGTCATTGGTTATCACGTCCATCAGGATCCATGTCCAGTGATGTTGGTGCAGCCCACCATTGAGGACGCCCAGGGGTATAGCAAAGAGGAGATTGCTCCCATGTTGCGCGATACGCCTTGTCTGCGCGGCGTGGTGAGCGATGCCAAGGCCAAAGACGGTGCCAACACCATCCTCCAAAAGCAATTCCCAGGGGGGTCGCTCAGTTTGGTTGGCGCCAACTCCCCCAGAGGATTCCGCCGTGTCTCTCGTCGTGTGGTGCTATTTGACGAGGTTGACGGCTACCCGCCCAGCGCCGGCACCGAGGGCGACCAAATCAAGCTGGGCATCCGCCGTACCGAGTATTACTGGAACCGCAAGATCGTCGCCGGCTCCACGCCAACGATCAAAGACTTCAGCCGTGTGGAGCGTATGTTCCAGCAGGGCGACCAAAGGCGCTATTTCGTGCCTTGTCCCGACTGCGGGCACATGCAATACCTGCGCTGGAGCAACATCAAGTGGCGTGACAACGACCCAGACACCGCCAGCTACTGCTGCGAGAGCTGTGGTGTGTGGATCCCCCACACCAAGAAGCGCTGGATGGTGGAACGCGGCGAGTGGCGTCCTACCGCCCCCGGAAAGCCCACCGGCAAGCACATCTCCTTCCATATCTGGGCCGCCTACTCCTACTCCCCCAACGCAACCTGGCCCAACCTTGTTGAGGAGTTCCTAGAGGCCAAGGCTGACGCTGAGCAGCTCAAAACCTTCGTCAACACAGTCCTGGGGGAAACCTGGGAGGACGAGTACGCGAGCAAGATTGGCGCCGATGCGCTTAGCCAGCGTGCCGGCAAGGAGGAGTACAAACACACCGTTCCGCCCGCCCAAGTCCTGGCCCTCACCATGGGCTGCGACGTACAGGCGGATCGCCTCAGCCTCAGCGTTTGGGGCTGGGGCCGCGACGAGGAGGCGTACCTAGTGGACAGGGTGAAGCTCTACGGCGACCCCACCCGCCCAGAGGTGTGGGCGCAGCTCGACCAGATCCTGCAAACCCCCTACAAGGGAGAGGATGCCCTGGATCGTCGCATCCAGTGCGCCGCTATCGACTCAGGTTTCAATGCCCACGTCGTCTACCAATACGCCAAGGAGCGGCAGCAGCTGGGCGTCATCGCCATCAAGGGCATGTCAACCAAGGGCAAGCCACCGCTGGGCAAGGCAACCAAGGTGGACGTAAATAGCAAGGGCCGCACCGTCAAACGTGGTGCCCAAGTCTTCCCCGTGGGCAGCGACACGGTGAAGTCCCTCCTCTTCGCCAGGCTGAAACACAACGATCCAGGGCCTGGGTACCTGCACTTCTACCCAACCACACCCCTGGACTACTTCGAGGAGTTGACAGCGGAAAAGCAGGTTCTGCGCTTCCGCAACGGCTTCCCCGAACGCCACTGGGTTAAGAAGCCCACGGTGCGTAACGAGGCTGTAGACGAACTTGTTTACGCCTACGCCGCGCTACATCGCCTATATCAGGTCTACGACAAGCGCACTATCTGGGATCAGCTGGAGCGTAAATACGACACCCCAGGGAAAGATCATGTGCCGGAAAAACGCCAAATAGCAGCACCCAGACGCAGTTTCGTCAGTCAATGGTGAGGCTAGACTGCCCGTGGTAACAAAGCGCAACCGCAGGTGAAGATTCCAGCGCAGGTTACAAATGGCGACACGGTGAGGTGGATCGACCTGGCCACCGTGGACGTGTTTGGCGCGGCGCTGGACAGCTCCACCCACACTTTGGTGTACTACATCCGCGCCAATGCCAGCGGTGCCGCTGAGACCGTAACCGGCACGACCAGTGGCCAGAACTGGTCTTTCGCTTGGACCGTCAACGAATCCACCCAGGGGACGTATTACTGGCAAGCTGTCGCCACCTCCTTGGCCGACTCCAGCAAAACCACCCTGGGGGCAGGGAGCCTGGAGGTACTGGCCTCGCTGGTATATAGCGGCACTGCTGCTGCGTATGACGGTCGCAGCCAAGCGCAGAAGGACTTGGAGGCAGTACAGGCTGCCATTCGTACCCTCCTGGCTGGTGGCTCCACCAAGGAGTACCGCATCGGCAACCGCTCGATCAAGCGTTACGACTTGGCTGAGTTGTTGCAGCTGGAAGCAAAACTCAAGGCCGACGTTGCCAGGGAAAACCAGGCGGAGATGATTGCAAATGGCCTGGGCAATCCCAGGAATATGTTTGTCCGCTTCAACGCCTAAACCATGGGACTGCGTACTCGTCTGCTTAACGCCCTGGGTTTCGGCAAGCAAAAGCCCCAGGCCCGCCGCGCCTATCAGGGTGCAATGATCAGCCGCTTGACGGCGGATTGGCTTGCGACGCAGACCAGCGCCGACGCGGAGATTCGCACCTCCCTGCGCAAACTACGCGACCGCTCTAGGGAGCTGGTACGCAACAACCCTTACGCCCGGCAGGCAAAACGCACCACGCAGATCAACGTGATCGGCACCGGGGTGCAAATGCAATCCCAGGTGATGCAACTGCGCGGCAATAAGCGCGACGACAAGATCAACAGCCTGGTTGAGAGCAAGTGGTCGGTGTGGTGCCGGCGGGAGCACTGCGACGTTGCAGGCCGTCACAGCTTCCAGGAGATGGAATGGCTTGCCGCTGGTGCGCTGCCGGAGAGCGGCGAAGCGCTGTTCCGCATCATCCGCCGCCCCTTTGGCAGCAGCAAAGTCCCCCTGGCCTTGCAGATCCTGGAGGCGGATCTGCTGGACGAGGAATACCAGGGTGGAACGCTCTCCCCTGGGAATGAATGGCGTAATGGCGTCGAGGTGAACGAGTGGGGCCGTCCCGTCCGCTACGCCATCCTGACCCGCCACCCAGGGGATTACTGGTTTCAGAACACGGCACAACGCGCCGAAAAGCACATTTTCCTGGCTGCCGAGGATGTCATCCACCTGTTCCTGCCGGAACGCCCCAATCAAAACCGAGGCGTCCCCTGGTTCCATAGCGTGATGGCCGACGCCCACCAACTCCAGGGCTACGAAGAAGCAGCGGTGATCCGCGCCCGTGCCGGCGCCTCGCTGATGGGTTTCATCACCAACAACGAAGGCGAACTTATTGCCGATCAGGTGGAAAATAACCAGCGTATTAGTGAATTTGAACCTGGTACATTTAAATATCTAAATCCCGGGGAAAGTGTCACTGTTCCAAATATAGATTCCCCGGATCAGCAGTTTGAGATGTTTGTCCGCAACAAGGTGCGCCGTTTCGCCTCGGGCTTCGGATGCTCCTACGAGACGCTGAGCCGCGACTTCTCCGAGACCAACTACTCCTCTTCGCGCCTCAGCCTCCTAGAGGACCGCGAGCACTGGCGCGTCGTTCAAAACTACCTGATCGAGAACTTCCACACCAGGGTGTTCCGCGAGTGGCTTGCTCTCGCTGTCCTCTCCGGTGAGCTGCCGTTCCAGGACTACGAACTGCGCCCTGAGCGTTACGACACCCCCAAATGGCTCACCAGGGGCTGGAGCTGGGTGGATCCCTTGAAGGAAGTCAAGGCGTACCGCGAGGCAGAGCAGGCGGGCTACATGACCAAGGCGCAGATCATTGCGCATACGGGCGGCGGTGATTATGACGACAACATCGCTGAACTCGCCAGAGAGCAACGCCTAGCCAAGGAGGCGGGTGTAAATCTGGATGCCGATCTCCTAGGGAATGTTGCACAAGCCCAGGACGCTAGTGTTACTGAAACCCCCCAGGGTGGAGATAACGCCTCTCCAAATCGCAGCCGTAAAAAGTGATGAATCAGGATCTCGCTACCGCTACCCCCTGGGAACCGGGTGAGCGTCCTTACCCCCAGGAGCACGCTGCCCGACTGCGCGACCCTGGGCAGTATGACAATTTCCGCCGCCGCAATGACGGAGGCGGAGAGGGGGTGGACTTCATCTTTGGGATCAAAGAAGGTGAGGAGGGTGCCGACCTCCAAGCCATCCGCTTTCGCCTGAGCAAATTTACCGCCCAGGAGGCCCGAGCTTGGTTGCGCGAACGCGACTACGAGGTGATCGAGTTTGAGGAAGCCACTGGGGATCGCAACCTCCGCGCAGATCCGAAGTCTCTTTCCCCAGGTGATTTTGTGCGCTGGAACTCCTCAGGTGGTACGGCCCAGGGGAAGATCAAGCGTGTGGAGCGCGACGGCACGATTGATGTGCCCGATTCCGAGTTCACCATCACCGGCACCCAGGAGGATCCAGCTGCGCTGATTGCGGTGTACCGCAAGGGCGCTGATGGCTGGGACGAAACCGACACCCAAGTTGGTCATCGCTTCAGCTCCTTGATCAAAATTGACGCCCTTCGCCAGCTTGTTATGGACCAGGATTCCCCCAGCGCAGACTCGCAGCTGCAAAACCAGGACCAGGAACGCGCCCTGGATACCCAATCCCCCCAGACCGCCCTGGATGTGGTAACTACCCCCCAGGTGCGGCAGTACCAGCGCACCGAGGCCACCACGTTCCGCTCCCTGGATGACCTGAGTTTTGAGTTCCCCTTCTCCTCGGAGTACCCGGTGGCCCGGTACTTCGGGAATGAGGTGCTGAGCCACGAAGAGCAAGCGCCCAACCTGAGCCGCCTCAACGATGGCGCCCCTCTCCTGTTCAACCACGACCCCAACCGTGTCGTTGGTGTGGTGGAACGTGCCTGGGTGGACGGCAAGAAGAAGCGCGGCTACGCCAAGGTGCGCTTCTCGCGTAATAGTTTCGCCCAAGAGGTGCTGAGCGATGTGCGCGACGGCATTTTGCGTGGCATCAGCTTCGGCTATTCCATCGACCAGATGGAAGAACGCCAGGGTGACTTTGTGGCCACGCAATGGTCACCGTACGAAGTAAGTGTTGTGTCTATCCCTGCTGATCCTACAATCGGAATTGGCAGGTCACTTGTCACTTCCGAGGAAGTAGAGCAAGTGAGCGAAAACCAGGCGGCCGACGCCGCATCACCCACCCCTGAACCTCAGATGGAAAAGACTCCTGATCTGGAGGTGATTCGGTCCAAGGCCGCCGAGGCCGAGCGTACCCGTATCGCCGCCATCACCGCTCTGGGCGAGAAGCACCAGATGCAATCCCTGGCCCGTGAACTCGTCGATGGTGGCAACACCCTGGATGAGGCGCGTGCTGCTGTCCTTGAGAAACTCGGCCAAAAGCCCGTGGAACAACCGATTCGCTCCGCCGACATCACCACCAATGATGTGGGCCTCAGCCAGAAGGAAGTCAAGCGCTTCAGCTTCGTCAAGGCGCTGAACTACCTGGCCAACCCTGGTGATGCCTCCGCTCGCCGTGCGGCTGAGTTTGAGATTGAGGTGGGCAAAGCTGCCGCCGATCAGTACGAGCGTTCCAGCAACGGCATCGTCGTCCCCAACGAAGTGCTGCGCCGCGATCTGGTGGTGGGCACCCCCACCGCTGGTGGCAACCTGGTCGCTGATGAGCTGCTGAGCGGCTCCTTCATTGACCTGCTGCGCAACCGCCTGGCGCTGGGTCAAGCTGGTGTGACCATGCTCAGCGGCCTGCAAGGCAACATCAGCATCCCCCGCCAGACTTCGGCCAGCACCGCGTACTGGGTGGGTGAAAACGTGGCACCGAGCGAGAGCCAGCAGGCCATCGACCAGGTGAACATGACGCCCAAGACGGTGGCGGCATATGTGGACTATTCGCGTCGTCTGCTGCTGCAAAGCACCATCGACGTTGAGGGCATGATCCGCAATGACCTGACCCGCGTCCTGGCCCTGGAGATTGATCGCGCTGCCATCTACGGCACTGGTTCCAGCAACCAGCCCCTGGGTCTTGTGAATACCACTGGTATTGGTAGCCAGACCATCACCAGTTACGGTTCGTTTGCTGAGTACATCGGTATGGAGACCGATGTGGCAGCAGCTAACGCAGACGCCGGGTCGCTGCGTTACATCATCAACGCATCTGCCCGTGGTGCGCTGAAGTCCACCGAAAAGGCCACTGGCACGGCCCAGTTCGTGTTTGAGGGCAACGAGATCAACGGTTATCCGGTTATCGTCTCCAACCAGCTCCTCAGCAACGATGCGCTGTTCGGTGACTTCTCCATGATGATCATGGGTATGTGGAGCGGCCTGGACCTGATGGTGGATCCCTACGCTGGCGCCACCGCCGGCACCGTCCGCGTGATCGCTCACCAGGATCTCGACGTTGCAGTCAAGCAGCCCGCTGCCTTCTGCTACGGCACCTGATCTGAGTAGTCATGCACGTTGAGATTCTGCGCAACGTGATGATCAACGGGGAACTCGCTGCGGCGGGCTCCCTGGTTGAACTCAACGTTGCCGACACCAATCTCCTGGTTGGTATGGGCAAAGCCAAGGTGGTTGACGCTCCGGCACCTACCGCCCCCCAGGAACCCTCCCCCCAGGAAGCGCCTGCCCCTCGCACGCGGCGCAGCAAGTCCCCCACATCCCCCCAGGAGTAAATCATGGCCATCCTTTCGACGGGCCTGGACAAACTGTCCCATCTGGCCTTTGCCGCCACGGCAGCCCGCACTGCTAATCTTGACGGCACCGCCGTTGACATGCAGGAGTACGAGGGCGACGTGATCGTCATCCTTGACGTTGAGGCCGGCGGTACCTCTACCCTGGATGTGAAGCTGCAATCCAGCGACACCGAGGGTGGTAGCTACAGCGATATCACCACGGTCTTCAGCCGTGGCGGCGTTGAGCAATCCTCTGGCGCTGTCGCCTTTGCTCAGGTCTCCACCTCCGCTTCCAAGCAGTACCTTGTTTTCCCCAAGGGTGCTGCTAAGCGTTGGATCAAGGCGGTATCTACTACCTCCACCTCTACCCATACCTACAGCATCAACGCTGTGGCTGCCAAGAAGTACGCCTGATTGGAGTAAGCGCAAGAACGCAAAGCCCGGGGCAACCTGGGCTTTTCTTGTTTCCGTCATCATCTGCAGGTTTAGAATGATCGCAACTACGCCTGGGCTCGCGTCATGAGCGGCACCCCACATATCGGCGGCTTTGCTGCTCCCTCCACGTCGGATTATGCGGCGTTCACGTACACCGGGTCCAACCTCACCCAGGTTGTGTACAGGCGGGGTGGCGCCAGCGGTGATGTCGTTGGCACCTTGAACCTGACCTACGACGGCAACAACAACGTTACCTCCGTGTACTGGAGCCTGAGCTGATGGCTTATAAGTTTAACCCCCTGCTTGGGGCTGGTCTGGATGAGGTAGGCGCTGGTGGCGGCAGCACCAGCCCAGGCGGTTCTGACACCCAGGTGCAGTTCAACGATGGCGGCAGCTTTGGCGGCTCGGCCGACCTGACCTGGGACGATACCGCTAAGGAACTCGGCGTCGGCGGTGACATCAACCTGGACGACGGTGGCACCTATTCCACCACGCTCCAGATGGTGACGGCTACGGCCAACCGGGTGATTTCGTTCCCTGATGCTACCGGCACCGTTGCCCTAGTTGCAGGTTCTAGTGGGCAACTCACCTATAACAACGCTGGCGCCCAGGCTGGCGATGCCAACCTCACCTGGAATGCCACCACGGGTCTAGCACTCGGTAAGCCGTTGAGTGTCAACATCGCTGGTGCGGCATCAACCCCCAGCGTGTCGTTCCTGGGGACGTGGTTCACAGGTGGTACATCAACCACCACCAAACCGAAGCTCCTGATTGAACCCAGTGGCACCACCTCGACGGGGTGGTCCACCAGCGGCACGGGCCTTGGGATCAATGCAGCGAGTGGGTTTACGGGGAACCTGCTGGATCTGCAGGTGAATGGGACAAGTCGGTTTAGGGTAGCAGCAAATGCCAGTGTATCTATTACCGAGGGTAATTCTGCGGGCAGGGCAGCCATTAACTTACCAGCTTATTCTCATATTCAAACAAACAATGGAAGGCTCTGGTTTCAAGACGACGTTGGCACTATCCGCCAGTATTTTGAGCAAGGTTTGGAATTGTGGAACAATGGCTACATAGGAATCTGCCCTTCCACGCCAATAGCATCCACTGCAGATGTACGTCTATACCGCGATACCGCCAACACATTCGCCCAGCGCAACGGCACCAACGCCCAGACCTATCGTCTCTACAACACCTATACCGACGCCTCAAACTATGAGCGTGTCGCCTTTAAGTGGGACACCAACACCTTCAAGATTGAACCCGAGGCTGCAGGCACTGGAACGCTTCGCAGCCTGGCATTTTCTGCCAATGGTGCAGCATCCACGCCGCCTGTCAGCCTGACGGGAACTTGGTTCTCGGGTGGAACCTCGACCACCACGAAGCCGGCTTTATTGATCGAGCCCAGTGGCACCACGAGTACGGCGTGGAGCACCAGTGGTACGGGCCTGGGTGTTAATGCTCCCAGTGGGTTTGCGGGGAACCTGCTGGATCTGCAGGTGAATGGGACGAG